TAGTGTCAGTAGTAGGAGTTACACTTGCTTCAGTAGTGCTGCTTTCCTGCCCAGGTCTGCTGGCTTTACAACGGTAGTATACAAACCGTCTATTTTTCTCGTCGCCTTGGATTTGCCCCATCAAGGCAAACTCTTTGGGTTTATCATCGGCTGATTCTACCAGCATTCCATTGTTATCAATTGTCATGCCCAGCATGTCTGCCAGAACGTCATCCGGAATATTAGCCATTTCTAATTCGCCAGTATAACCGTTATTTGTTGTATGAGTGAAATATTTGGTATTGTCAGCATAGAATTCACTTTCCTCGCCTTCTGGAGTTGTTGAAAAACTTACTGCCCCCTTTATTGGGATTGGAGTATCCCAAGAAGGATTTTCTGGTGTTGACTCATCAGAGAAAAAAGCAATATGGACCTGTTCAAGTCCGTATTTAACTTTGTTTGCACTCATCTTTTCAACCTCCTATTAATTGGATTTCATATATAATCTGAAACATATCCTCGGAATCTAAGAAGACCTCCGTTTTGTCGTAAGGCATCCGGTGGTCTTTCAGCCATTGTTCCACTTTCTTTTCAGTTGGTGGGTGCTTGATAGCCGTATATAATTCTAACCGATAGTTGCCAATATCCAGATAGTTGTGATTGTCTGCCGTCATGTCGCCATTGTCAGTATGAAGTATCACCGTGTAAGGTAAGGCCGGCGCTTTAGACCACTTGTAATATGTGCAAGGTATGCCTATACTTTCCATCCCTGCCATAACTTCCATATAGGTCACGGCTAACCACCCCTCTCCAGAATCTGCCGCACTTTCTTCTCAAACTCCGGCACATAGCGGTCTGCAGCAGGCTTAATGTGAGGCCTACCTTCCACCCTCCCACCTCCGCGTTTGGCATGACCGTGTTCCAAAAGATGGGTGAGTTGAGGCTTTGTTTTGTTGTATACCCTGTAACTTCCCGGAGCTTCCTTGCGATGCGTCCAGCCTTTAGCGTACTCGCCGGTATCTTTAGGCGAGGTTTCCCGCAGGTCTTTGGCCATGGCTTTTGCTGTGTCTCTGGCGACCTGGTCGATGGCTTCGCTAACGTCCTCCGTGTACGCCCGGATGGCCAGTACGATTTCTTTGGCCAGGTCGTCAATTTTGATAACCGCGATTGGAGATCACCTCCTCGCAAACAAGCTCCATTTCCTCGAAATCGGCACGGTAGGTTCTGACCACGCTGTACTTCTTGCCGTCAAACTCGACTTTGCGTTCGTCATTGTACTCGTAAGCGTGGACTACAAAGACAATCTCCGGCTTTAGACCAGATTGAGCTGCTGCATAGAACTCCTGCCTACTCACTGATTTCAATTGGCAGAGTATCGAGGTGCGCGTTTCTACTGCCACCTGGTTGCCCCATTCGTCCATCTCATACGATTCGCCGACTAACACTAGCTCGTGGTCATACATCTTGGTCACCAGCCTGGACTATAAGGTTGTGCAACCTAAACTGCAAATGCCGGGGCATGGACAGCGGCACACTTCCCGCCGGAGCACTCCCCGGTTCGCGCACGCTTTGATACCGCCACGTCGCATAATCCACAACAAACATCAAATGATAAGGGTTGGCATCGTCAAGTACCAACCCTTGCGCATCTTCCAGTTCTGTAATCACACCTTCAATTATTGCAGTCAGGTATGTATCCCTGACTGTGCTGGATATTCCTAATCTTGCTTTGACTAGATCTAGAACTAATGCAGCATCCATCTAGCTCAACTCCTTTATCATATCCGCTTTTGTCATTCTCATATCTAGCTCAATCCCTTTGATTTTCGCATACTCTACCAATTCTTTTTTACTCATGCTTCCTAGATCTATTTCATCCAACTTTTCTACTAAAACACCATGAGCGGTAGAGTTTATTTCCTCGTACCGCTCATTGGTAACTTCAATTATTTGGCCTTTATCATATACCTGTTTAGTATATTTATCCTTGAACCTACGCAACACTTTTACTTTCATTTATACCACTCCTAGACTTGAGGAGTATCTACAATGGTTACTAATACGAACGCTTCAGGCTTAACTGGTTTACCATCAAATCTGCCTTTTCCTCTAAATGCAGTCTGGTCTTCGCTGAATTTGACATGAGTTGAACTGTCTATTGTAATATTTTCTCTTTCGACAAGGGTATACTGAGAGAAATCTCCAAACAATACTTTATCGTCAGCCATATTATTGCTAAACACTACTCTTAGTCCAAG